GGGCTTGATTTCCCTCAAGTAAAGGGGGGGATTTGCACCCCACAGAATCATCGTGTCTTGATGATCGAGAGATACTACTCTCATCTGCATAAATCGAATACTGAAGTTTTTATAATTAATTCAGTAGCGAAAGAGACCGTGGAAAGAAGTTCTATTTAAGTGGACTTCAAAACACTGCGCGATAAGGTTCGCGCTACCGTAGTACATTTCGATTTAGGTGGAATGAAAAACACCGATTTCTATCGTGAAATCCACGTTGAGTGATCAGCTCAAATAATCATTTACAAGTACAAATAGACTGTATCTCTCCACACCAAATTACACAAAATAATGATCTTAAACTCACAAAACGGAGAACCAAGGAAATTTTACCAATCAAAATTTCTACTCACGTTAGTGCAGTGTAATTTGCCTTTATAAGAGAAAAGTGTGCGGAATAAATCAAAGTTAAACAAGTATTTTTTTAAAGCACACAAACCAAACAAAACGTCTTGAGACAATTTATAACGTTCAACGACCGCCACGTTTAAAGCTTCTAAAACTCTGTAGTCATGATAAGAACGGTAATTATCGCTTATAGAAATAAAAATTTCACTAAGCAAAATATCATTTTTGATATCTTTCCTACCAAGTTTTGTAAGCAATTTAAAAGGATCCGGAGCAAACTTATAATTTTCTCCAATTTTTAAAAGAAACTTACCACAAAACATGTTGTTTTGAAAGTTGAAAAATTTACAATCGAAATTCCAAAGAGAAGCCAACCTACCACAAGGGTCAGCTAAATTCATATTTTTTGGGAAAAACACAAGAGAATCATCACCGCCAAATACCATGAACTTAGCTCGTTCAAGTGGTAACGCATCCAAAAGAGCAAGAGCAGCCGACCAAGTATTAGAACCATATGTATCACAGTTACCAGATTTTTGTTGATAAAGTATATGCGCAATTAGTCCATTCTGACGATCACGAATCGTAGTCTGACACTGTGACTTCTCCCATAAGAAAGCTAACATATCGTCAAGGCCAAAAATCTTGTATAATTCTATCACTGCCCTAATGTGTAAAGAAGTTTTTGATTTATCAAATTTAGAAAAATCAATCTCAACAGCGTCGTATTGTTCGCGAACGTCGAGAAATTCAACGGACCTATCTAGTTCTTCGGCTGTCATCCTTGTGTTATACACAACATGAGGCCGCAACGCTAACAATATTCTTTCGTTTATCTCCTTCATCACAGGACCGAAAATAGCATTAACAATTTTATCTGGATAGACAACTGTTTGTAATGCAGAATATTCCGATTGTGGCGACAAATCCAACTTAGGCTTAACATCATTTTTAATCATGAAGTTATATGTGCACAAGTCAATTTCGGATATAATTCTAGTATCCGCCAACATCTGTTTCTGCGCGGTAACCGACTGTTTATCCCACCATTTTTGACAATTTGATACGGAGTTCATCGGAGATGCATCGATGAATTTCTCATCGAAGAAAACAGCCTTAGCCTTAGAAATGACATTTTCAATAATCTCGAATTCGTTAACCGATTCTTGTAACCTAGGAGCAGCCATATTTCTCTTGTTAAGCGCCAGAACGCTCTCTATCAAACCGCTCTGCCTTTTCTCCGGCATAGCAGTTCGCAAAGCAGGTGTAAGTCCACGAACTTCTTGCCACATTCGCTTTTGCTTGTTGGGATAATATTTTATATTAGCAATATCTATTTCTAAACCTCCCGTAGCAACATCGTACCCGTCGAAATACGTCTCAATAACCGAATTGCCAGGAAAAGCAATGTCATACATAACCTGCAAATCTTCAACGGCTCCAACGTCAGGAACACTTACCGGACGATCGGAAACGGTTATCGACTCGTACTTCGACCCACACCGTTATTGAGTACTCTCCGTGAACAAATGTTTGTGCAATTTTCCTTCTTGCACACTCATCATTTCAGTTATATCTCTGTACAGAATGTCCTCAGCACGTGTGTAGTACACTAAACTGCGTCTATGCCGCGTAGTACCAACTACGACGTAAGGTTTTGATTTCCGCCCACCAGGATAAATTTCATTATCAGTGGGCTTCAACCTAACTAATATAACATCATCGTAAGTTTTTCCTTGACTTTCATGTACAGTGTTTACAGACCACTGTCCCTTACCCAGGTAACGAACCATGTCTTCCTTCTCACTTTGAGTAAAAGTGAGGTATTGAGCACCTTTCTTCTTAGGAATACTGTAGTTAGACGTCATGCCATCTCGGGGACCAACAACGCTTATAGAACGTCCGTTGGATTTGCGCTCATAACAGTGGAAGTGCCAATAAAAATTTTTTCTTGTCAAAAAACAGGCAACGTCCAAAGGGGAACGATAGGTAAGTCTTTTCTCCACCACGTTAGTTATTTCCAACTTAGCGTATTCCAAAGTTATGGATTCAACGCGGTTAATAAATGGTATCTGCTGAGAATCACCTTGACAAATAATTGTCCTAGCAGACAAATTATCTGCACAAAAGTAAACCATACCAGCATGCGCCATCAATGCCTCGTCGAAATGCAAAATTTTGGCCCTAGAGTCCTTATCGTTCATCAAAAAAGAATCAACAGTCCGCACTCTTTTCAACTGTTCTTCGGTCGAACCGCGTACAGTTTTAAATCGCTCTCGCAACTCTGCAGCTGCTTCTCGACCCATAGTGAGTACGTACTGGTTTTCCAGTCTAGCTTCTTTAACAATATGAGTTGATTTACCACACCCAGGTACACCATCAATAAGTGTAACGTGTGGAATATGCTTCTGAAACCTGGTCTTTAACGAAAACTGCAAATTTTCCAAAATGATCATTTCATTCATTAGAAATGTCAAATCGCATAGCATGTAAACTCCGGAATTAGTAGAAATAACGGGCTTATCGCCAACGAAATTTCCTTCCTCGTCTTTGTTCCATGACAAACTTACAAGTCGACAGTTAGTCTTCCAATCAGCGGCATAAAAGTGAACAGCGTAAGCGTGGCCCAACCTAACCGGTTTCCTGCCCCAAGCCCAACTACCGTTGTCATCACCTTCGTAACTTAGAAAGCAAGAATTTTTCGGAAACTCGCAAAGACTGTTATGGTACATGTTATAAACATAATCTCGCACAATATCAGTCATCGCAGACTTATCTGAAACCAACTTACATTCTAAGTACCAGATAAACTCTTTCTTTGCCCGCATTCTAAAATCATCACTTTCTAAGTAATCTGGTTTAGACGGTAATTTAGCATATCCAACTTCCATAATATTTAGTGCCTCGGATCGCTTCTGGTCAATGGCGAAATCAGAATCTTCCGCCATCAATGCCCATCTTCCATCACAATGCGACTCAATTATATCCGTAGATACGTCTTCAACTGTCACATCAACGCCCTCCTCTGAATCTTTTACCTCTTCTCTAGGAGGTGGCGTCAACGCACCATAATTACTGTTTAAAGTAGAATGCTCGACTTTGGAATCACCGTCGCAACTGTAACCATCTTCGTCCACACACTCATCGTTGGACTCAACGCACTGACTAATCGACGTTTCGACATCGCTAGCCATATCGTCTCTATCAGCATATTCAACAGTATCAAAACCTTCAGTGTTATCATTGGGTTCTATATCAGAAAAAACAATATTAGTAGCACAAACCTCCGATAATGTTTTTCCTAAAAATTCACCCAGAACATCAACCCACCACTTGCCTGGAGTATTTAAAGCACACGTGGAAAAGTGATCGTCGTCCGCCTCGGTAAACCTCTGCAATACAGCCGTATTTACCTGATGCGCCTCACCAAACTTTCGTTTATCAACACGTGCACGATTCTTTCGAATCCCTATCAACTTAGAACGCAACTCCGAAGCCTTCAAATCTTCAGATTTCTCCATCCAGGCCAGAATTTCATCTACCGTCTTTTCCTTATCTTCTTCCAAAGAAAGGTCTTTAGAACTCAAACCTTTTTCCTTAATGATCTTGTCAGAAATCCTACGTCTCTCTTCGTTGTACTCTTCGTACAAACGACTTTTTTCTGTCAGATCATCAAAGGTCAGGAAGAATTCGTGCTCTCGAGATTTCTTAGACCATAACCTAATACGGTCTTCAATCTCTACGTACATAAAAAGGTCATTCATCTCGATAACCCCTGAGCCATGAAAAAACTTTAACCATCTAGCAAAGCTCTGCAGCGCCAACTGACCGACACCAACGGCGCCGAACACCTTATGGAAAGCGTGGTTCAACAAATCACCAATAGTAACTGTATTCTTCACATGAATTCTCAGCTTTTGAATAACAGTCTTCTGTTTAGCCCTCTGCATTTCACTGTAAACTAACAAAGTGGAGGCGATCATCGGTAGCAAAGAAGGATCCACCTTCTCTTCCACTTTTCTCGCAGACCCACCAATTATCACGGCATTATTAGTAGACGATAAATAACTAACAATACTTTCAACCGTTAACTGATTCTCCTTACAACGATTGACATACTCAATAGCGCGATGCACAAAATCTTTTGGTAATACGCGTTCGAGAAACATAAGTGTGTCAGTGGTTTCATCCACAACAAACAAAGGAAAAACTACCTTGTTTTTTGCGTCCACTGGAATGCACTTAAATGACTCATCTTTCATAATACCGGAAGCCCGTGCCTCTGTAGCATCTGTCATAGTAAAGTACATTACGTCACCCCTTAAGTCAGTTAACTCCAGGTAAAACACGGAACCATTTGCTGCTTTAACAAAAGTTTTTGTCAAGTAAGCCTTGAGCGAAGAAAACTTATGTCTGTAACCGCAATTTGGATCGTCGTAAAACCCGTATTTTATATATTCGCCTTCCAACTTATAAAACCCGTTAACAGATGGCAATTCACCACTTTTTCTTCCGAGCAACATGTCCACAGAAAACAGAAAAGTACCTACCATCCGCTTTATTCCTTTTCGCTGTAACGCCGTAGCCAATTCATAAACATTTATATCATAAATACTGTGAATTGCCATGGCATAAACCATTACATTATCCTTAGCAGTCTTACCCGTCAAAATGTCACGCGGATCAAAAACACAGTCTTCAAACTTGTTTTGGCAAAACCAACGTCCGTTCAAAGCAGAAGAATTCAGATCACCTTCCCGCACATTTGCAGTTATAATGGCGTTATCCTCGGCTATCATCTCCGCTTTTTCTCTGATATCAGGAGGTATCTCAGAAGAATCGCTGGTAAACTTATGAAAGTTTAACATCCGCGTCATCTTCCTCTGCGCATCACGATAGTCCAATATCGGACAGCAACAATGCACTTTCCTTCCATCATTACACTTAGCGTGCGTCGCCCAATTACCACCAATATCATATATAACGCTATTCTTAGGAAACAGTGACAAAACCAAATCCGTTTCAATTTTTCGCATAGCCGCAGCCATACTATGAGTACCACGTTCAGAATTAGATGTAATTATTTTTCTTTCAGGATAAAGCTCACATAAATACTGAACCTGTTCTTCAGACAAGTTTCGTTTCACATCAACTGTTTTCTTTTTTGTGTTAGCTTTAAGAGCATTCTTTATATTATCATCAATCACCCTACTCAAAGTTTCATGTAAAGCAGACTGAGTCCTACTCGCACTTGTAGTTAATACGGCCTGAATTATATCATCACGATTAATTTGCGTCAGAATGTTTGTAGATTCCATCGTAGAATTTTCGTAAAAATAAAAAGACAAACCAGTAATATGAAAAGATTTATTGCTAAAAAGCAGACTTTTCAAAATTAATGGTATAGAAATCTTCTCTTTGGTAAATAACCGTTGAGAAAATAATAC